TCACGCCGCGTCAGGTCGGGTGAGGCGGCCTTTATCATCACGCGTGAGGTTTAAGTGGGACATAGGCTTGCGGGTGGTCCTGGACATCTCTCTGATTTGCCAGGCTGTAACTTTGGTTTTTAACCATTTATTGGGGCCGCCCATGTAAGCGCAATCGGGCTCAGGGAAAGGGTTCTCGTTTGGGGCTCTTTTCCTGTAGCGTTCGAGCGTACGTGAGGAAATACACAGCTGCCCGCAGATGTCTTTAGTGCTCATCAGCTCAAATTTATTCGTTGCTTTGCTCATCTTTATTCTCCAAGGGCCCCTACCGGGGCCGTTTGATAATTCTTTATCAGGACACCTGGCCGGGAAGGGCACGCAGGCGACGCATGCCTGTCATTGCCGTGGCCACATAGCTCGTCTTGCGGTTCACCACCTCAACCCAGACCTTCACGCCTTCAACTCTCACCGTGTAGGTCTCTTTCATCTTGCTGCGCCCATAGTCGCCGTATCTTTGCTGGTGGGCAGCCAGCGCGATTTCGCATGCCTGACGCGCTAACGGGGATTGCTGGTTACCTCGGTTAATCAGTCGCATGGCCATCTCCTTCGATACGCTTAAACTCGATCACCCAGACCCATGGGTTAGCGCGCCAGCTGTCAGAACCGTAGATGGATTCCCACAGGTACTTAAATGCGCCTGTTGCCGTTGGTCTTCCGGTCATGTTGTGGCCTGCAATGCAGTCGTAACAGTCCTGTGAGTCAGCAAGTGCATCCATGTCGATGCCTTCCGCTTCTGCATCCGCTTCACTGATGCCATTCAAGCGCTCAATCCGCACCCCGGTAATCTCCAACGTGATGCGGCTCGCCCAGCGCGGCATGTGGATGCTTGGACGCCAGCGGCCTTCTTCTGGCCAGTCTGCTGGAGTTGTGGCGCGGTACGCTATGTCGTGGCTGTTCTGGTCGATGTTGTAGCGCGCCCACGTCTCGCGCACCCAGATGCGGTCGCCTGGCTTGCCAAATGCGCTGTTCAGATAGTTCCCTGCCGACAGCTCCCCTGCCAGTTCATTGCCAGCCAGCTCGCACCCAAGATTTCTATCCAATATCGGAAACTTTACCGGGCGCCGTGTCTGCGTCTTCCTGCCGTCGAGGATGGCGCGCACCATCTCGCTGTTAAAAATCATCCCGCGTTCGATAATTTTCGTCATGTTGTTACTGGGAGGGCGGACCCTCCCGCCTCCCTTAGTCCACGTATTCCGGTTTCATATCCGCCAGGGTGATGCTGAACTGATCGTGCAACTCGTCGCCCAAGTGACGCTTTGAAGATGCGAGCACACGCTCGGCTTCCGCGAACCGCTCTGTCGCGTCCGGTTCTTCCGGAGAAGGTAGGGAGTTGATAGCCGCCTCAACCTTGTTACGTGCATCGACCAGGTAGTACCGCTTAACGGCTTTGTTTTTCAGCTCGGTGAACAGTGCGGATCCAAGCGTCGCTTTAGCCGTTTCGATGTCTGCACGGACTGCTTTGGCGCTATCCACATCCTGAGCGGCCTCAATGCGGTCGCGGAAATCCTGGGCCAGGGTGTCGATATTTACAGATGGCTCCTGAGGATCCTGCGTGTTTACTACATTTTCACCTTTGATATCAGCCAGGCTCATTTTCTGAACCGGTGCCGGGTTAATTTCCCTTTCGGTGGGCTGCTCAATCTCATCAGGCGTGTAAACGCCTAGGATCACGTGCGGGCAGTACAAGCGCGCCCAATATTTCACGCCGAGATAGGCTATTTGCTGGTCGGGCTTTGAAACCCACAGCGGCGAATTTCGAGTAACTACCTGCGACAGGTAAAGAGGTTTATCCCAGGTGATTTCACTTTCACCACGAAGAATTGCTCCGACTTGAACATAGAGACCTTCTTCGTCTTCATCAGTCCAGTCGCGAACGCGTTCGGCAACAGTGTACTTACCGTTCTTACCCATTTTTTCACGGGTCACTTCTTTGGTTTTGGTGCAACGTTCCCAGTCGCCGCCGTAACGATAATGAAAACGGCCATGAATGGCACTGGAACTGGTAATTACGGCGTTAACAAGCTGCGCTTCGTAACCCAACTGGCCGTTGACCAGGTGAGTTTTTTGCGCCACCGCGTAAGGGTTCATGCCCCACTGCATGGCTTGCATAACAATCGCCATGCAATCCGCAGGCTTTCCTGCCAAGTGTGCCGGTACTGTAACGACAGACTGGGCCATCAGCCCGGCGAAAGCCTGCAACTGACCCAGTGCCTGAACGTTGAAAATTGAGTTGCTGGCAGAGATAGTGTTTGGAGCCTGCTGCTCAGCAGTTACGATATTCATGTTTTCCATCATCATTCCCCTTATGCCTGAGTACGCAGCGCTTCAAGGCGGCGCAGGTCGAAGTCGTTCAGTTCGTCGATGTAATCGTCGATGATTGGCGCTGGCCATTCCCCTGTGTCGAAGCCGGTTGCTATAGCGCGCATTGCTTTTCGGTACTCGAGCATGCCCAGTTCCAGAAGGTCTGCGGATGCCTCGATGATGGCGATCCAGTGGTAGTTCTCGTCTTTGTTGACGAAAATCCAGAAGAACTGGTCCAGCGCCGCGGTTTCGCAGTACATAGCCGCGCTCAGGTGATAATCACGTTCAATGATTTCCCGGTGTAGCCTGGCGCGCAGGCTTTCCTGCTTAACGTTCCACATGCTGATGGTTTTCAGGTCAGCACCAATACGCACGCCGTCCAGGTCGATCTCAAGGTCAGGGCGCACACGAACTTCCAGGCCCGTCTCCTCATCAAAGCCGAAGTAACTCACCTCGACGGCGCGGCTCGGGTGGGTCAGCAGCATGCCAGCGGTCGGGTGTGCCAGAAGCGCTTTTTGAATATTCAGTGCGGTGCCCAGCTGCTGGCGAGTGACCAGCACTTTCCCCTCCGGGTTATCGCGCCAGGCATCCAGCAGCTCGTCGGCAAACACGGCATCTGGTTTGACTGTCTTCACGGCCTGAATCAGATCTGCCTTCGTGCCAGAGACTTTCAGCGGTTGTGGCTTCTGTGCTTCCTGCGCCACCATGTCAGGGTTGATGATCGCTAACTGCTCGAGCAGCGCGTCACGGCTGCCGCTAGTTTTAACCGGCGTCGGCAGGGTGGCGTTGTACTCTTTGATGCAGGCTTTCATTGCCGTTGCCGTCTGCTTCTGGTCTGCATCGATACGCTGGAAGTTAGCTGGCAGCGTCATATAGTTCTGCTCTGTTTCTTCCAGGCTAGCGCCCAGCGGCACCTGAGCGGGCAGGGTAGCGTTGTACTCTTCCAGTAACACCTTGATGTCGTCGGCAGACAGCAGCGCCGGCAGGCTGGCGTTGTACTCATCGATAAAGGCGCGCAGTGTCGGCGTGGTGGTGAATGCGCCTTCCGGGATAACCGGTTCAATGCTGAACTCCGCATCCAGCTGTTCAGGCTGCAACGCCAGCGCATGCACTAAGTTGCCCATGTCCAGAACAGCGGAGCGCTCTTTGACGATGGTTTTTTCAACGTGGCGCGCATTGAAGTACATCAGGCTGACGCGGGCGTCTTTTACCTGGGTTGAGCTGATGCCGTTGGCGGCGTGGTAAACCTCGTTCGGAAGACCTTCATAGCGGCCTGGCTCGAAATAAGCAGGATATTCAACAGATGGTTCTTCCTGATGCACTTCTGGTTCGTGTTGTGCCGATTCTGGTTCGCTTTGAGCAGGTTCTGGCTCTTCCTTGATGGCAGAATCTGTTTTTTGGTGATCACCGGCCTGTTCCTGATTCGCCAGGCTTGGCGCGGCAGCGGCCAGTATCTCTACCGGAGCTACGGTAACTGCTTGCGTATCAACTGCATCAGCGCCTTCGCCTGGTTGTACCGGATCAGTATTTTCGACTTTCTCTGGCTGAGTCGTTTCCATCTGCACATCGCTGGTGGTCTCCGCTGCGTTTTCCGTTTTTTCGGCTTCATTTGAGGCGTTTTGGTTGAGCAGGGCATCAATGGAAAATATGCCGTTGCCCATACTTGTGATTTTCGGTTGTCCTTTCGCTTCCTCGGCGCGGCGGCGCGCACCTTCTTCACGAATCCGTTGTAAATTCTCTTCGTGAGTAGTGGTGGCCACACGCTGGGTCATTTCCCATTTCGGATCTGTTGGGTCGCTAATACCCTCGACAAACTCACCACGTTCGGCTGCCAACTGCTTGCCCACGTTTTCACGTGAAATACCTGGAGCGGCAGAAGGCAGCGGCATTAACTCTGTTGTCGAATTGAAATTTGTTGTCATCGTTCGATTAACAAATTCCAAGTGAGCAGCAGGCGTCTTGTGGATGTTCTCAGGAGCGATACGCACCAGGTTAAAAATTGCCGTCCGGTTAACCGCCAGAACGCCGGGCTGGTTGCGCAGAATGCTGCTCCATGATTTCCACGGCTCCTCTTTTTTAGCGACAATTTCCTTCGCGCGGCGCAGAACGCTGCCTGGTATTTCGTGTGGGTTGAAGTCCATCGGCAGCAGGGCGCAGGCGATCTCGAGATCGAGAGAGTCCAGCGTATGGTGTGCGCCTTCGCCGCGGTCAGTAACATGGCCGCCATCAGCGTTAGTGCCGGAATCAGTACGCTGCACGCTGCTGATGCGGTTTCCGGCAGCCCATTCGCGCGCCAGGATGCCACGGTCAATGTAATCAGTTTCAGTCCATATTTTGGTGAAACGAAGAACCAAAGCGAGTTCGTGACGCTTCTCCTGGCTGAACACCTTGCGAATGGCGTCGGTATAGCGCCAAAGGTCTTTGGTATCGTAACCCTTAACCTCTTCGCAGTTTTCTGCCGCCAGCAGCAGGTTCTGAACGTAGCTGTTGTCAGTGTCCATCTCGAGCGTGCTGATAGCTTCGTACTCCTCGCGGGTTACGTGGTGGCGCATTTCGTCGGTGGTGAACTGTGAAAGAAGTTGTTTGCGGAAGGGCATTCTGCACACTGGATAACGGGTGTTTTCATCGTCGTGCTCGCCGATCTGGATACCGTCATCAATAGCGATATGCTGATCAGTTTCAACCCCGGCGTCGCTGGTTCTTTCTGATTTGAGCAGAGTAAGCTTTCCGTTCTTCCACTCTCTCACTACCTCATTACGGTCACCGGCATCAACTCTCAACCAGTCGGCCATGAAAGCAGCAAGTAGCTTTACTTCGTGCTCTTCATCTGGCGCGAATACCTGCTTAATCGCCTGGACCAGTTTCCATTCAGCGCTCAGGCTGAGTTCGGCAACTTCAGGGGTGTCATTCTTCGCCAGGAGCAGATTCTGGAGATAGGTGTTGCCTTCATCCAGCGACATTTCGCTGGCAGCCAGCTGCTGCTCTTTACTGATATGCGTCTGATATTTGTCGCAGGTCAGGTGGAAGGCAAAACGGACTGCTGGAGTACGGTTTTCAAGCGTAACACTCTCGTCGATAGTTTCGACTTTAACGGTCGTTTCCGGAGCGGAAGTGTTGTCCACAGGGCTAGTCGACTCAGCAACAGCCTTTGGCAGCCAGGTGCGTCCATCGTCCTGGAGTGCGTAGCGCTCGCACCAGGTGTAATCCACAGTGCCTTCTTCCGGAAGGTCGTTATATACGGGGAAATCGGTGCGGATCGGTTTGGCGTAGTCTTTACCGCGGCCAGTTTCTTCAATGCCTGCTTCTTCCAGTGCAACATCGAGTTGGAGATTGGCGCGGGCTGCACTTTTCGCAGTGAACCAAATAACCGCATCTTTCTTGCCAGATTTCTGACTGGCTTTGAGCAGATGGAAAAATTCCATGTCAGATCCTCATTTTTGGATGTAAGATCCCCGGGCCAGAAATAGCGCCCATTGGGGGTGTTTTTGGTTTGGTATAAATTCCGGTGTAACTTTGGTCGGTGGCACCGGACGTAAATCCCGCCTTGCGCGGGGTTTTCGTTATGCTTCGTGAGCCATCTGGTCGAACGAAGCGCAACGTACAGAACAGTAATCGCGTTGTTCGCGTTTCAGCTGCGAGCCGTGGATGAAAAGCAGTTCGTTTTTAACTTCCTTCCCTTGCTCGATTGGCTTGCGGCAGTACGCGCATTTCTTTTCCTGCATAACGCCCTCCGTTAATGGCTAAGGCCATTTCCAACACCGTTTAAATAGACCTCAACCAGCAAATCTTTGGTGTAGGTGCGTTCGACTCCACGGTGAAGATACAGACGGCCTCGTGCATTAGCAGACGCGGTCCAGGTTGAATCTTTGTGTTTGACGAGCATGCCTGGCATAACTGCGCCGCGGTTGACCGTCTGGGTGCCATAGTGCTGATGAACCATGATGATTCCCTCTTGTTTGCCCTTGTCGCCAGGCTGGCGGAACATTTCTTAACCTGACAACGGTGCGCTTGTTGTCGATGGCTTAAAGTTACAAGGTGAATTTGCTTTTTACAAGAAGAAATACAAGAAAAAGTTGTTATTGAGGGCGTGGGAAAGCAGCTATTCGAGATGAATAGCTGCTAATTATATGAATTTAATCGTTAATATTTTTGATGATGCTGAGAACGTCATCCTTTAGGAGATCGAGTTCTTTTAAAGTGGCTTTTGCATGGACTATAAGCCTGTTCTTCTCGGCTTCTGGCATCTGGTTGAAGAGAGCTAAAAGGGCTTTCTCTTTGTCATCTAACTCATTCCGCCCTGGCGCTACAGGTTCTGTCTGTAAAAAATCATTCTCACCATCTTCGTCTGGCGGCATGAAAAACCAATGCTCAGGTTTACCAGTTACAGCTGCAAGTCTTTTAAGGCGCTCACCACGAGGAGTTGTCTCACCTTTAGCCCATTGTTGAACAGCCTGAGGAGAAACAGTAACTCTCCTGGCAATCTCAGATAGGTTCCAGCCGGTTTGATCCTGGATGAGCTGAAGCCTGCGGACAAAGTTTTCATGCTGTTCTGTTTTCATAATCATCATTTTACAAGCCTCGCTTGTAGAAGACATTGCAAGATTGACACAAGAAAAACTTGTTAAAGGTGATTCGGTGATGTAATGTTTTCTTGTATTTCCAAGGAGGCTCTATGAATTCGAATCTTAAAACCATTATCTGCTCAATCATGAGCCAGACCGAGCTGGCTAAACGACTCGGAACAACTCCGCAAACAGTTAGCCTTTGGCTGAATAGCGAGACTCCCGCACATCGCGTAATTCCAGTATGTGAGGCTCTCGGATGGAAGGTCACCCCACATCAGATGCGCGGTGATATCTATCCCAACCCTACAGACGGCCTTCCGCAGCAGGAGTTATGACCATGCATGCCATTTCATATCAACAAAATAACGGATTACCACCGGTGGCGATGATAAATCGCAATCAGCCAAGCGCGGCAGATAAGCACGAACAGATCCGCGATGCCGTTCGTGCCTGGGCTGCGTCACTGGATAACCAGGATGTCGTTGCCGGGATCATCGTTGAGGAGTGGGAACGACAGGGCGGTGCCGGGCTGGAATTCCCCGAAGACCTGAGCCGTAAGCGTCAGAAACTCTTCCGCTGGCTCGATGGTGATACGGAGTATGCGCGCAAAAACATAAGCCAGCTGTCGCCCGCGATCATCGCCGTTCTACCGCTTGAGTTCCGTGGCCGCCTGGTACCTCAGGACTGCTTTATGACGCGTTATGCAGCGATGGAGAAGGAGATCGGCGAAGCGAAACGCGCGGTGATTCTGAGGGCGCCGCAGCACCAGCTGGTGAAAGAGGTGAGGGAGGGCATTGAACACCTGCTGGCGCTTCTGCCTGGGGAGGCTGTTGTTCAGGTTCTGAGTGGTCTTGCGGTCATGAGCCCGGGCGTAATGTGAGGTGTGCAGTGAATCATGTCGAATTTATTGAAAAGCACGTTCGCGAAGAACTTATCCGGCAGGGCTTCACCGCAGCTGTCGCGCAGGGGGGGCATTCCAGGCCGTCGATATGTACAAGCGAATGTCTCAGGCAAGTCGTAAGGGGAGGATTTTCGATGATGTTTTGCGTCACGCGAAGTTATGGGCTGAAAAACAGACTGTGCCGGCAGACCGGTTTGAGTCGAAGCGCATCAAGCGCGGTAAGCAGCAGGGGCTGTTCTGAAAGAGGTGAAGGCCGGGCCGCGCCAACGGAACCGACCTTCGATGTAATTCAAGGCGAAATTACGAGGGGATTATGACAGAAAAAACAGCTAGTAAAAAAGAAATACGAGATTTTTACATGTGCTCATTCTGCGGAGTTAAAAGCACCGAGTTCAATGGCTCACTTATTGCTGGGCCTGGTGGATGCATCTGTCAGGACTGCGTTTTTTTGTGCGTCGAGGTGATCTTTAAGCACTCAGCAAAAACTGACGAACCGACAGCACTTTAAGCATTCAGAGGTTTTTATGCGTGATTACGGCAAGGTGCATACATCTTTTTGGATAAGCGATGGAATGCGGCGAGTTTCTGATGATGCTCGTCTGCTTGCGCTGTACCTGCTCACGGGACAACACACGAACATGATTGGGTGTTTCCGTCTGCCTGATGGATACGTTTCAGAAGACCTTAACTGGAGTGCCGAAAGGGTTTCGAAAGGGTTTGATGAACTATCCAAGAACGGTTTCGCAACGCGTGATATTACCACGAAATGGGTTCTGATCAGGAACTTCATGAGCTGGAACCCTGTTGAGAATCCCAATCAGGGTATAGCGGCCATGCGCTTATTTTCACAGGTGCCGGATAAGTCGTCCGTCAAGCCAGAGCTGGCGCGGATTATGAATGATGCGATAGCTCATTTCGGAGGCGCAAAACTAAAGGGTTCTGAAAGGGTTTTGGAACCGTTCCTTAACCAGGAACAGGAACAGGAACAGGAACAGGAAGAAGAAAACATTTTGGGGCATGGCTCCGCCACACCCCCAGGTAGTGATGACTCCTCCGATGGTGTGACCTCTCAGAAAAAAAATCCCTACCCTGACGACTTCGAACAGGCATGGGCGATTTATCCAAAGCGTTCAGGCGGCAACAGCAAGGCTGACGCCTGCAAAGCCTGGAAGGCCAGGGTTAAAACAGGTGCCACAGCTCAGGAGTTGCTTGACGGCACCCGGCGTTACGCTGAGTTCGTGAGGGCTACAGGGAAGCTGAATACGGAGTACGTGAAGCAGGCGGCAACGTTTTATGGCCCTTCGAAACACTATGAGGAAACCTGGGAAGTGACGGCGCCATCAGGTATGCGCGATCTGAATGCCATTTCTCGTCCAGATAAATCCATCCCACCAGGGTTCAGGGGGTAGCGATGGAAAATATGATTGGTACTGGAAGCGCACTTGAGCGCCTGAAGAAAATTATCCCGGCCAGCGTTCAGCCAAAATTCACCAGCGTTGAAGAGTGGCAGGCGTGGCAGGAAACCGAAGGTCGTAAGCGGTCCGGAGAAATCGACAAGATGAACCAGCGCGCCCGCTCAGAAAAGATTTTTGGTCGTGCCGGCATCCAGGCACTGCATCGCAGTTGCTCGTTCGCCAATTACGAGGTGAAAGGGCCGGAGCAGCGCCAGGCATACAGCATGGCAAAAAGCTACGCGCAGAACTTCGGCGGCGGCAGCTTCGCAAGCTTTGTATTCAGTGGAGCGCCAGGAACCGGTAAGAACCACCTTGCCGCGGCAATTGGCAATCACCTGCTGGGTGCAGGCCACTCGGTTCTGGTAGTGACCATCCCCGACCTGATGCTCCGTGTTCGCGAGTGCTACGACGACGGGCAGTCCGAATCGTCCCTGCTAAACGACCTGTGTAACGTTGATCTCCTGGTGCTGGATGAGGTCGGTATTCAGCGCGGCTCCAGTGGCGAGAAGGTCATCATCAATCAAGTTATTGACCGTCGACTTTCCTCGATGCGTCCGGTCGGCATCCTGACCAATCTGAACCACGGCGAACTGGTGAACACCCTGGGCGCTCGCGTTATGGATCGTCTTCAGATGGATGGCGGTATCTGGGTGAATTTCGACTGGGAAAGTTATCGAAAAAACGTGTCGCATCTGCGTCCTGTTAAATAATTTCAGAGGAAAAACCATGGAAACCGTAATTCAAGCACTGGAAAAAATGGGCCGGGCGACATACCGCGAAGTTGCTGCACGTCTTGATATCGACCCGGTCGATGCGCTCACCATGTTACGTGAGCAGCGTGATCAGGGGTTATGCGATTTTGGAGACGGCGGCTGGTTCCTCGGTACCGTGAAAGGTCAGTCTCAGCAGTCAACGCCAAAGGCACCTGTTCATCCGGCGCCGCGTCTGAAAGGTGAGGAGCCGGAACCCGTTGATCCTGATGTCGTCCGACAGCAGCTGCGTGAGCAAGGGGCAATGACGACAGTTTCGCTGGCTGCGGCCGTCAATCGCAATGCCCGCGGAATGGTCTCTGTTCTTCGCGCGCTGGAGCGCCAGGGCGTTGTGGTGAAGAACGGGAAGGGCAAAGGCGTTACCTGGTCCCTTGCGGTTGTTACAGAACCCCTTAAGCAAGAACCGGTACCGGAGGCACCTGCCGCGCCGGAAGAAGCAAAACCAGTCGAACAGATCGTGAGTGAAATCCCCTCGTTCACCGAAGGGTGCGACGCAGTCGAAGCGGTACCAGCGGTGCGGGACATTTCTCGCGAAATCCGCCGCACCAGAAACAAGCTGGAGCAACTGACCAAACTGCGTGACGCGGTTCGTGTTATTGGTCGCCACAGAAATCTCGTGCAGCAGCTGACAGGGAGGGAATAACCGATGGCCAGAAAGAAAACCGACAGAGAACGCGCCCTGATCATCAACCGAATTATCGAACTGGTGAAGGAGCAGGGGCGCATCACCACGAATGACGTCGTTGCGATGTTCGGCCTTCACCGGACCACAGCGGATAAATATCTCCGCGTAGCGGTGGAGCAGGGTGGTCTAGTTCGCCACGGGCGCTGCGGTATCTTCCGTGACCTGCGGGCAACAATCGACTTTGACCTGAAACGTTTTTCACACAACAAGGCGGCGGCATGATTACCGAGAAAGACAACGTTTTTTATTGTGACTGCGGATTTTCTTTTGAGAGGGGGCGCAGCGGTGCGCATAGCTGTGAACTTGGTTTGCGTAAGAAACTTGCCGAGTCAGAAGCCAAGCTCGCTGCGCTGGCTGCGGAGAATGCGGGGCTGAAAAAAGTCCCGGCAACTGACAGCGAAACAATGCTGTTGGCTTTGGACGCATTCAACACGCACGGCTCCATGAGGCCTGATGTGGGCTTACAGCAGGCGATAAATGTCGTAATGCAACGTAGAGAAACCCCGGCCACCGATACTTTCCTAGCTGAAGTTCGGGCGCAAGCAGTGGAGATGTTCGCCAAAGAGATGCATGCAGATATCAGCGGTGATGATGCCCGCGAGTTCGCCGCCCAACTTCGCAAAGGAGCAGCATCATGAGCAATACCCTAAAAGAATAGCTCCTGAAGACCATTTCGGAGCTTGAAGAAGAGCGCGATGCAACGCCTGGCATCGTAAACGAAGATGCGGGCGCTTGCTGTGATGAAGTTAGCGCTGGAATCGCTCGAAGCGGGGACTGCCATTCTTTGCTGGCGTCGTGTGACCGTTGAGCCATACGGCCCTTAACCTTGGCATAACGGTAATTTTATCGGCTTCTCAAAACCCGTTGAGGGCATTGAGGACGAGTATTTACTCCGCCCCGCCAGCGCAGGTATCTGTTCCTGGTGAGCTGACACGCGAAGAGTACAAGTGTAGGTTCATGGAAGAGGACAACTTTGATGTCACTTTTCGTTGCGGCTGGAATGCCTGCCGCGCCGCCAATCTTCAGGGTAGCCAACCTGTAAGTAATCGTGATGAGTTGCCGCCGCAACAGCAGGTTGAATGATGGCTAAATCCCCAGCAGAGCACAGAAGTAATTCTCTATGGCCGGAGCGTAAAGGGTTTTATCCAGAAATGGCGGAATCAGTATTTTTCTGATATGGATTATGAGCTATTGTTTTAACAATAGCCCCCTCCTTTAACGTTTTTGTGAGTTAGCAGCACCTCTAACGGCACACATAAAATCACCAATACCAGCGCCGACGCTGTTCCCTTCGGCAACATAATCACCTTTGAAAGCTAACTTCCCATCCATATAGAAGAGTTTTATCTCTCCATATCCACTATCGCAGTCGGCATCTTTAATACTAACTTTGTAATACTCTACTTTTTTATTTTTTGTTTGATACATGAACAAGGCAGATGAATCACCTTTAACATTCCTGTATGTCCCTGCTTTTGCTGAAAAAACGCCATCATCAGCTGTGGTAACCTCAACCCAGTTACTTGTAGTTTCAGCAAAAGCGACACTCGCAACAAACAGAGCAGAAAAGCCCAGCGATGCGGTTTTCTTATCCATAATTAATATTCCATTTTTAATGTTTTGTTTGATTCTATCTTCGTCTCAAAAACCGTTCAACAAAACACCGCTTACCAACTTAAATGGGCACGGAGAGCCATTCAACCCCGTAGCCTTAGCAACGCAACGTGCGCGAGAATGCTTCGCTCGTGATTCGCTGTAAGAGAAGTTTCATTAGTGACGCAAAGCAAACCCGCTTCGGCGGGTTTTTTCTTTCTCATTAATCCGTTGCGGCAATGCTGTGCCTCCGCCATTCGCTGAGGCGCTGGTGAGGGCGAATCTTCCTGATCTTTGTGTGCCAAGAGAGTTGGCGGCCTGATGACAAGCGATATCGTATTGTGGTTAATATTGCTATCCTATCTGAGGAAAATCCTAATTATTAGGCTTCAGCTTTTTCTCGACACTCTGCTGAGGAATAATCTTGTCAGAAATATATCAAAGGACTAATCGTGAAAAAATTCCTTCTTCTGGGCATGGTGCTTCCAGTGTTATCAGGTTGCGTGATTAAAGAACAAACAAGATATGTAGAATCTCCAGTTGCTACCAATCTCAACAATCCGGCTGGTGCTGCCACAAAAAAATGCAGCATCACGAATTATAAAGAAGCAAAACTTGATAGCCAGTCTCCATCAGGGACTGTGATTATTGATTACGGTAATCGTTTCGATATTATGTTTGAAAATTTTGGAAACGGTGAGGTTTTCCATAGTCCTATACTGAATATTGCGAAAGAAAATATGATTATTGGCTATTCAGGGAGCATGATGTATAGCAAGGGAATAGGAAAGATGGCTGGGTTTTACGGAACCTATAATACAGAGTCAAAGTTCAACACCATATTCCAGTGCTATTAAGCAACGTATGTAAAAGCAACAAATAACCTGCCTTATTCGGCAGGTTTTTTTATGTCTAAAAGTTTATGTTTTTAACATTTTGTGCTCTTAACAGGTTGATCATTCTGAGTTTGCGGGTTACTGTATAAAAACACAGTATGTGCAAAGGAGGCCACCATGAAAGTTGAGTTAACCATTGATCGCACAAAGAAACTTCCTGATGGAGCAATGCCAGCGCTGGAAAAAGAACTGCTAAAACGGCTCCGGAATCAGTTCGAGGATTGCAGTCTGGTTGTTCGTCGTGCTGGTTCGGATGGGTTAAGCGTTTATGGTGGGGCAAAGGAAGCGAAGAAGACGGTTGAAGGTATCCTTCAGGAAACCTGGGAAAGTGCAGACGACTGGTTCTATTAAGGGTGTACTCAGGGGTAGCGCGCATTTTCAGAATACCGCAATTTGCGAATCCCTTTGATGCTGCTGCCGACAATTTCTAATCGCGTCTGTATGTCGCTCAGGGGGATTCCGTGGAGGGTGTAGTTCAGTCAGATCTGCGAGTGACCATAACCGATGGGAAAGGAAGGGAGTTGCTGTCCTTCAAGTTGGGGGCGGAAGAGCGCTATATAATTTCCACCAAAGATAGGTCCATAACTCACAGAAAACTAAGTAGGGATGATCGTTACTGGTCCAAAGAAACCATTATGGAAATTGTAAGGGAAATGGCTTCTAAAAATTGACTTGTCACTACGTACGCAATCATAATTCTTGAGCTGGCCTGAACAACCAGCAACCTGACCGCGATGCGCCACGGAGTGAACACCATGGCGCAGTTACAACTCATTAAGCAGTCCTCAGGGATCCTGATCCCGGCTACGCCGGAGACCAGCGATTTGCTGCAATCAAAAATCAAGCTCGGCGCCGTGCTGGTGGCCGACTTCAAACAGGTACGCAATCCTGCGTTTCATCGCCGCTTCTTCGCTCTGCTGAATCTGGGCTTCGAATACTGGGAGCCTACCGGCGGCGCAATCTCCTCCAACGAGCGCAAGCTGGTTACCGGCTACGCTAAATTCCTGGCTTCCTATGGCGGAAACGAAAGCGCACTGCTCGATGCCGCTGAGCACTATCTTGAGCAGGTTGCGAGCCGCCGCGTAACAAACGGGATCAGCCTCTGTAAATCTTTCGATGCATACCGCGCCTGGGTGACTATTCAGGCCGGGCATTACGACGCTATCAAACTTCCGGATGGCACACTTCAGAAGCACCCACGCAGTATTTCATTCGCCAACATGGACGAAATTGAGTTCCAGCAGCTGTACAAGGCCGCGCTCGATGTCCTCTGGCGTTGGATATTGTCAAAAGCGTTCAGAGACCAGGGCGAGGCGGAGAACGCCGCTGCGCAGCTCATGAGTTTTGCGGGGTGACGGGAATGAAGAAGACCTGGTTCCATCATACCGATTGCACAACCCAGCAGGCCGAAGAACTCATTGCGGAATACCAGCGCCGCGGCGTGAAGGTAGAGCGCAACCTGAACTCAGATTATCTCACCTGGACCGTCAGCGCCCGGCTGCCTGAAGGCAAGAAACCACCGCGTATAAATCGCCGGTGGCAAAACCGGATATGGGGGTGAGCGTGGCTATTTATCGCAGCAAAAAATGGCTCGCCGCCGTCGGGCAGATCGAGCGCTGTGTTCTTTGTGGAGCATGGGGAACGCAGGTGGCACACCGAAACGAAGGGAAAGGCATGGGATTAAAAACCGATGACTGTGCGACAGCTGCGCTCTGCGTTTGCTGTCATGACAGCATTGATAACGGGAATAAGCTGAACCGGGACGAGCGTCGGCAACTTATGGACCGCGCGATTGTTCTGACAGTGATTGAAGTTGCCCGCCGCGGGCTGGTGGTGCCCGCATGAAAATTTACGAAATTACGCCGATCGGCAAACCCCGAATGACTCAGCGCGACAGATGGCATAAACGGCCAGCAACAGCAGCTTACTGGGCATACAAAGAACAGGTCCGGTTGCTGGGGATCCGCCTGCCAGATTCCGGATATCACGTCACGTTCGTTATCCCCATGCCAAAGAGCTGGAGTAAGACGAAGCGGGCGCAATATGTCGGCCAGCCTCATCAACAAAAGCCGGACAAAGACAATCTGGAAAAAGCTCTGCTGGATGCAGTGTTTGACGAGGATAGCCATGTCTGGGACGGGCGGGTTACCAAAATCTGGGGAGAAACCGGGCAAATTATCATCGGGGAGGCCACATGAAGCCAGAAACGCTTGAGGTACTACGCGCGCGCTGGCAGCGCCTTCGCATTTACCGCTACCGGGGATCAGTGCTGGTGGACTACCGCATCCTTCGTAATTTTGTTCGAATCTATCATTCAGCAGGAGCCGCATAATGAACCTCGAATCAATCGCTAAATATTTCGCGCCAAAATCACCGATGTTCAGTGACTCCTCGAGGGCGACTGCCACCGACAATCTGACCGGAACTGATGTTATGACCGCGCTTGGACTGGTTAACGCCAAGTGTGGGTTTGGATTCGATTTATACCTTGCAAAAATTGGTATCAGCAGCCCTGACCGGGCAATGGAGGCGCTTTATGGAGCATCGTTGGTCCTATGCCGACGCTTTAAATCAGTTACAGAACTCGATGAAAAAGTCCGGCAGCGCGTTCTCGAAATTATGTGTGCTTTTGCATACCAGGATTACGCCCGTAGTGCGGCAAGCGTTCGCAGATGTGACTGCTGCGATGGTAGCGGTTTTACCGAAGTCGAGGTATTCACCAACAAAATCCAATACCCTGACGGCAAGCCGCCAAAATGGGCAAAAGTTACAAAGGGTGTTTACCCCTCATACTGGGAGGAGTGGAAATCAGTTCGGGAGAGCGCGCGCGTTCTGTGCAAAGCGTGTAACGGCAAAGGCGTTATCAGCAATGCGTGTCGCTGCCACGGGAAAGGGAGGGTGCTGGATAAGAAAAAGACAGAGGAACAGGGCGTGCCGGTCATGAAGGTGTGTGACCGTTGCACGGGGAGAGGTTACGCCCGGCTAAAATTTTCCAATGTGCTGGAGGGCGTCCGCACCGTATGGGATGTAAAAAAAACCACCGCTTACGGTCAGCTGCAACCGCTGTTTGAATTGCTGGTGGAAGAATGCCACAGGCAAGAAGGTTATGCAGACAGCGCCTTAAAGTCAGTTACGATGTAGGCTGATTTTCTATAAAGCTCAATTGTCAGAGAAAAAAGGTGTTGAGGTCTGCGGAATTTTCGGCTAGCATTAACTCTAACGCTGGGAATCCGTTCATTCGTTCCGACCAGCAAGAAATCCTTAAAGCCCTGCGGTTAATACCGCGGGGTTTTTTCGTTTTAAACACAACGGAAAGCCTGATTTCATGCCCTGCTTAGGCGTGACACTAAGCATTCGGGAGAGCTGGCTTCCCGTTATGAGCAAAAGGTCATTTCTGATGGCCTTTGACAGAGTGAATTTTTTCATCAGTGCTATAGTTTTTATGGCATTTGATAATGCTCTCGATACTGATAACACTGGGTGGGGTATACACCCGCTTCGCAGAGACAACTGCATGACCCATGACCCATGACCAGCAACCCAATGCTGGTCTTTTTTTTCCGCCATTAGCTCAACTGGACAGTGCACGGAGCTTCTACCTCTGTGGTTCGAGGTTCAAATCCTCGATGGCGGACCATTAAGCACTACAACATTCGTTTACTGAAGGCTACCATCCGGCGGCCTTTTATATGCTCTTGACTATGCAAGCATGAAATAGTGAAAAATGCTTGCTATGTGTTTTGATTGCTGTTTATTATGCAAGCATATTTTACAGAAAGGTGCTTGCATATGTCAGACGATAAGAAAGATCCAAAGGGTAAAGCTAAGGGCGGGATTGCTAGGGCTAAGTCTCTTACTAAAGAGCAGCGTTCTGACATTGCCAAAAAGGCTGCTGCTGCAAGGTGGAGGGATAAAATTCACAAAGCCACCCATATGGGTAATTTCAAAGATGAATTTGGAATAGATGCTGAGTGTTATGTCTTAAGTGATGAATCGAAAACCGCAGTAGTTACTAAGGCTGGACTTGCTCGACTTTTAGGTATCGGCAACTTCGCAAGGGATGTCGATAAACTACTAAGCGCTGGTTACATGAAGGAGTTTGGTGGTCCAAGTTTAATAGCGAAAATTGAAAATCCTATTAATTTTCAATATAGTGGGCAGTCCAAAAACATCAATAACGCTCATGGGTTTGATATTGATGTGATCGTTGATATCGGAAAGGCGCTGATAGATGCAAAAAGTGCCGATGCTCTTCCACCGTCTAGAATTCCTGCTGCCGATACAGCTCAAAAACTAATAAATGCTTCCGCTAAATCAGGTATAAAAGGCGTAGCCTATGCATTGGCCGGTTATCGACCTGAAGTTCAAGAGGTAATCGATGCTTTTAAGGCATTTGTACGAGAGGAAGCCCGCCAATATGAGAAAGAGTTTCCCGACGAGTTGTATGAGGAATGGTATCGGTTATATGGACTTAATCGTCCGGAAAAAGGCAGGCCGATCCGCTTTGGACAGTTGACTAATATGCAAATTTACGTCCCACTGGCTAAGAGTAAGGGGAAGATATTAGAGCAAATTCGCGCCAGTAGGGATGAGAATGGAAAGCAATCAGATAAGTTACACCTCTTCCTTTCTGAAATTGGCGTCAAGGCCTTACGACAACACATCGGCAAACTTCTTGGCGTTGCAGCAATGAGCGACAACAAAGAGGAGTATGAGGCCGGCATTGAAAAAGTTTTTGGCCGTATGAAGCCAGAATTATAAACTTTCTGCCCGGCCACCGCGCCGGGTTTTTATTGTCTAAAGTCTTTCCCAATACTGCCGATAATCTTTGTTCTGAAATTGAAAAAAATAAATATCTGCATTCGTTGCCCGCTCCCGTGCGGGCTTTTTTTATTCCCCTCATTACTGAGAGGATACATAGCTATATGAGGGGAGACCTATGTCCGATCCATTTTCCGGCACAGGGCTGGCCGGTTTAGCTTTGACTGGAGCCAGTGTTTACGGTCTATTGACCGGAACTGATTACGGTGTTGTTTTTGGAGCATTTGCAGGCGCAGTATTCTACATAGCGACAGCGGCTGACCTGAGTGTGTTACGTCGCCTGGCATACTTCTTCGTGTCGTATATCGTCGGCATTCTTTGTTCGGGGCTGTTGGGTTCAAAACTCACATCCTGGACGGGGTACACCGAGAAGCCTCTGGATGCTATCGGTGCCGTAATAGCTTCTGCGTTAGCCGTTCAAATCCTTACGTTCCTGAACAAGCAGGACATCGGCTCGCTGGTGGCGCTGATAACGCGCCGGGGAGGTTCAGGTGGCACTAAATGACCCAACAGCAACTATCAACGCGCTGCTCTGCGCCGGAGTTGTGATTACTCTGATGTTTTATCGCCGTGGTGATTCGCGGCATCGGCCATGGATTTCGCGTTTAGCCTGGCTGATTACCGTCACTTACAGCGCTGTACCGCTGGCGTACCTGTGTGGGATCTACCCGCATTCATCATGGGCCACCATTGCGGCCAATATCATATTCCTTTCCGTGCTGGTGGCCGTCAAAGGCAACGTTGCACGTCTGGTTGATCATCTGAGGCACTAATGAACCAATCACAATTTCAGAAGGCGGCTGGTATCAGCGCCGGATTAGCTGCGCGCTGGTTTCCGCATATCGACGCCGCCATGAAGGAATACGGCATCACCGCACCGCTTGACCAGGCCATGTTTATTGCCCAGATGGGGCATGAAAGCTCCAGATTTACCCGTGTGGTGGAAAATCTTAATTATGCGGCAGAAAACTTAGTGCCGACGTTCGGCAGCCGCCGCATCACTCCACAGCAGGCCGCCGCACTAGGCAGAACGGCAGAGCACTCGGCTAATCAGAAAGCGATCGCTAATCTGGTTTACGGCGGTGAGTGGGGAAAAGAACACCTGGGCAATCAGGCTGCCGGTGATGGATGGAAATACCGCGGTCGCGGGCTGAAACAGGTTACCGGCCTGAGTAACTATCGCAGTTGTGGTCACGTGTTGAAACTGGACCTTGTTACCCATCCGGAGCTGCTTGAACAGGATGAATACGCCGCGCGCTCTGCTGCATGGTTCTATGCCTCCCGCGGTTGCCTTCTTCATTCCGGCGACGTGGAACGCGTGACGCTTCTTATCAATGGGGGCAGAAACGGGTTGGATAAACGCCGCGCACTATTTAACCTGGCGAAATCCGTTCTGGTGTGAGGTGAATGTGGGGATCGAAACGATAATTGGGCTGGTCGCATTGGTTATTTCCGCTATCGCCGGCGCTTTTGGCCTGGGCCATATTCGCGGCACCAGCAAAGCTGAAGTGAAAGCCGACCAGCAGCGCACCGAAGATAACGCAGCGGCAACGGTCGCAGCAGCCGAACGCCGGGTAGAAGCAACGAAAGAGGCCAGCAATGTACAGCAGACTGTTAACCATATGTCTGACGACGATGTTGATCGCGAGCTGCGGGACAACTGGACCCGTAAGGGTTGAGGTAGCCGATACGTCTTGCGACTGGGTTAAACCCATCTACTGCACAGCACACGACTGGGATGTACTGGACAGGCAGACGAAGCGCGACATCCTGGCGCATAACAAAGCGTGGCAGGCGAACTGCAAGTAGGCCTTAATTGAAAGATAACTAAATAAATTTTCCAAATGGTCGTTATATAGAGAGTGTGTTTAATTAAGGGGGCAAACAATGCCTTTTCTCATGGTGTTCTTTGTTGTCATTATGGTGTTACTCCTGTGGAAGGCAGGAATACCCCAGGCTATCATTATGTTAATCATACCCATCATGTTTAGTACTTTGGGAGGTATGGTTGCCGCCGTGGGAGTAAGCGCGTTCGCTACACCTATTGTTGGAGTGCCTGTTGGAATCGTTGTATTTTTAATGTTGATGGGTAAGTTTTTATCCAGGAGGTAACCTAAATCCAATACTGAGGACAGGCATGTCACATGAATAGCTATGGCTTTCTTATGCGCATTCTTCATCTATTACAAAGCTCATCTGCTGGTTGCTAATGATGATAAAATGCAGAGTCCCATGGATTTTGGGGTAGGAAAAGCCTGGATATGATGCTAGAAATCATAACATTAAAAAGACCGTGAGATGCAGTATGAAAATCTTAGGATTGGATGAGTACAGAACCCTTCGTGAGGGAGGGACAATGAAGTATTTTGAACTGGAACGCATGCCTAACAGCACTTGGGTTGCCATTTTCGAAAGTTTGTTTGCCGAAAAGGATGAAAAGGCGTGGGTAGAGGGTTACTGCATTGTGACGAACTGCTCAAACAGTGAAGTATCCACCCGGTTCATATACTTGAAAGAAAAGTGCGAAGAAGCGAACTCTATATACAGGGTTAAGCATTCTGCACTATAACTAATTAAATAAAGTTAAACTCCTGGTGATTTGTTTGCTGCCATTTTCACTTCTTTCAGAATTGAATTCAGGTGTATGAGTTAAAAAAGACTTTTGGGCTATTAAAGGTAACGTAAATCACAGGCAAAAGATTCATCAATGTGATTGAGTGTTCATGGGACTAACAATCTTCTCTTGTAAGGAATTATGTGTAGAAGGAGATTTTATGGCACAGCTATTGATTTTTGCTGATGATGAGCCTGCTAAGTTGCTGAAAATTCGAAGTTATCGGAGCAAGATTCTTTATCTGTATGCTAATGATGAGGTGAGGTGTTTGGATGTGGTGATTTTTTTTTCAACTTTTCTGAAAGGCGAAAGTGGAGCCATATTGGTGGCAGCCGACAGATACGTGAGCAGGAAAGAAATTATCGAGGCTTATGATGCTCTGATTGGTTGAAAGCAGCGAGACTGGCGCGTAGCAGTAGGATGGGTCATGCTTGGTTCTATACGTCAGTAGAGTGATACAGGAGTTCATATCGGCCAGACGAAGCGTGATGCTACTTTAATCCAGCGGGTGAGCGCTTAATATTGTTTGTCCCAACGGTTCGAACCCATTTCTGATTACCACATTCAAGCCACTGGCACTCGCTGGTGGCTTTTTTTATTGGAGTGAATAATGGCAAAACCGGACTGGGGAGAGCTTCATCAACGGTTCCTGTCCGAACATGCCGCAACCGGCGTATCACCAAAGGAATGGTGTGAAGCGCAGGGACTGAACTACGCTACCGCCCGACGATATATCAAAAAAACTTCTGCGCAAAAACCTGCGCAGAAAAAAATGCGCACTGCGCAGAAAGATAAAAGCGCAAATGAACTGGTGGATGATGATGGACTTACTGCTCAGCAGCGCTTATTTGTCGCGGAGTACCTGAAGGACAACAACGCCACCGCTGCTGCTGCACGTGCTGGTTATAGTGACCCAAACTACGGCCGTCAGCTCATAACGAATCCTAACGTTGCGCAGGCCATTGCGCATCAGCAGAAAGCCTCCATTGCGCGCACGCTTGGCGGTGCCGATGAAGTCCTCGCGCAGATGTGGCAGCTCGCCACCTTCGATGCAAACCAGCTTTCACAGTATCGTCGCGGCGCGTGTCGTTACTGCTGGGGATTCGGTCACCAGTACCAGTGGCGCGATATGGTGGAGTTCGAAGAGAAACGCCTCGAAGCGCTTGAACGGAAAAGTCGCGAGCCCCTCGATGTAGGCGGCTATGGCTACGATCACACCAGAGAGGCTAACCCTGGCTGTCCGCGCTGTAACGGTGACGGCATAGGCCAGCCGTATTTCGCCGACACCCGGAAACTCTCCCCTGTTGCTGCTCTGGCTTATTCCGGTGTGAAGCTGGGGAAGAATGGCGTCGAGATAACCGCTATCAGCCGTGAGCGAATGTTTGAAGCGGTAATGAAGCGGCTTGGCCTGGCGGATAGCGAGTTCGCTCAACGTCTCCAGCAAATCGAAATCGACCGCCGGCAGCTGGAGGTTGAGAAACTCCGCAAAGAACTGGCCGGTGATGGTGATGGTGATGAACCGACCCCAGTACAGATCAATATCAACGTAGTTGACGCGAGGGCGGAAGATGGGGATCAGCCCGACACTTAACATTCCTCAGGCGCGTTTCCTCGCGATGCAGCACAAATTCAAAGCCTACGTTGCCGGGTTCGGTTCCGGTAAGACGTGGGTTGGTTGTGGCGGCATCTGTAAGGGGATGTGGGAGCACCCTAAAATCAACCAGGGTTATTTCGCGCCGACGTACCCGCAGATCCGTGACATCTTCTACCCGACGATTGAAGAGGTGGCCTTTGACTGGGGCCTGAGCGTCAAAATCAATGAGGGGAACAAAGAGGTTCACTTTTACGAGGGGAGGCGGTACCGCGGGACAACAATCTGCCGCTCGATGGAAAAGCCAGGTTCGATAGTCGGCTTTAAAATCGGTAACGCGATGGTTGATGAGCTGGACGTCATGGCGGCAGCTAAAGCGCAACAGGCATGGCGAAAAATCATAGCCCGTATGCGTTACAAGGTCGATGGGTTGCGTAACGGCATCGATGTCACCACAACGCCGGAAGGCTTCAAATTCGTCTACCAGCAGTTCGTGAAGGCGGTGCGTGAAAAGCCCGAGCTTTCTGCTCTGTACGGTCTGATACAGGCCAGCACGTTCGACAACGCGAAGAACCTGCCCCCGGATTACATTCCCTCGCTGCTGAGTTCTTATCCTGATGAACTGATTCAGGCATACCTGCGCGGGAAGTTCACCAACCTCAACAGTGGGACCATTTACCACACCTTTAACCGTAAACTGAACAACTGTTCTGACGAGATTCAGGATGGGGATCCGTTGTTTATCGGTATGGACTTCAACGTAGGGAAAATGGCCGCGATTGTTCACGTAAAGCGTAATGGCCTGCCGCGCGCTGTTCGTGAGCTGGTGAAGGTCTACGACACGCCGGCGATGATTAAGCGAATTCAGGAAGAGTTCTGGCGCTATGAGGATGGTCGCTACGTTAAAAGCCGTGAGATTTACATCTATCCGGATGCCTCTGGCGACTCCCGCAAGTCCCAGAACGCCAGCAAGACCGATATTGCACAGCTCAACGATGCCGGATTCAGCGTCATCGTTGATGATGCCAACCCGCCGGTTAAAGACCGCATCAACTCGATGAACGCCATGTTCTGCAACGCCAACGGCGAGCGCCGCTACCTTGTGAACGTTCAGAACTGCCCGGTTTACACCGAGAGCCTCGAGCAGCAAATCTGGGCGGCTAATGGCGAACCGGATAAATCAGCGGATAACGATCACCCCAATGATGCTGGTGGGTACTTCATTGTGAAGGATTACCCCATCGTGAAACCGGCATACTCAATCACAATGGACACCACTTTCTGATATGGCAAACGACGACATCACCTGGGTTCGACCAGAACACCGGGCGGCTTCTGCTGCCTGGCGGAAATACAGAGACTTTTGCAAAGGAGCTGAGGCCGTAAAAGCGGCGGGCAATAAGTATCTGCCTTATCTCGATCCAACCGATAAATCCACGCGCAATCGCAAGCGCAATGAGGACTATCTAAGCCGTGCGGTGTTCTACGCCATTGCCGGCAATACGAAGATCGGCATGCTTGGCATGGCGTATCGCAAAGACCCAACGTTTAATGGCCCGGAGAAGCTGAAATACCTGCTGGACAATGCTGACGGGGCGGGTACCAGCATTTATCAGCAGTCGCAGTTGGTGGTCGAGAACGTGCTGGAGGTGGCGAGAGATGGGCTTTATGTTGACTATGCAGAGGCATCAGACGAAGCGATCATTCTCCGCTATCCGGCAGAGAACATCATCAACTGGCGAACAAAGCGAATTAACGGACGCGATCAGCTGGTGCTGGTGGTCCTGCGCGAATGCGTAGAAGAGCCGGACGGTTACGCTTACAAGGACGAAATTCAGTACCGCGAGCTGGCGCTGGAAGAAGGGACGTTTATCTGCCGGGTATGGCGCCGGGCTGGTGGCACTGCAAGCGGAACCTATGCCGTCGACAGCGAATATCATCCGAAGCCTAAAGGGAAGGAATACTGGGATGAAATCCCGTTCACTTTTGTTGGCGCTCAGAACAACGATCCCACTATCGATGATTCACCGCTGGCCGCGCTGGTGGAGATAAACCATGGACATTATCGAAATAGCGCTGACTATGAGGACAGCGTGTGGTTCAGCGGACAGGTGCAGCCGTATATGACCGGGCTTGATACGGGCTGGCGAGATCACCTTGAAAAGACCGGGGTAAAAATAGGTTCCCGTTCACCGCTGATGCTTCCTAAAGACGGATCGTTTGGTTATGCCCAGGCGCAGCCGAACATGCTGGCTAAAGAGGCCATGGACAGCAAACGCAACTACATGGTGCAGCTGGGCGCCAGGTTAATTGAGCAGAACGCCACGGCGAAGACTGCAACGCAGGCAAGCGGTGAACAGAGCGCATCAACGTCAGTGCTGGGTATCTGTGTTTCCAACGTTTCCGAGGCTTACACGCTGGCGCTGGGCTGGTGTGCGAAATACCTCGGAATTAAGGACGAAACGACGAGCTACACCATCAACCAGGAATTCATCGCGAAGGTTGCCGAATCCGGGATGGTCACCGCTATTGTTAACGCCTGGCAGTCCGGCGCGCTGCGTGATACTGACATGATTCGGGCGCTTCAGAAACTCGACCTCATCAACCCGGCAGACAGCCCGGATGATGTGATTGATGCACTACGCAATCAGGCTCCCTCATTGACCGGGGGATGATATGGCAACAGTCAACGAAAGTTTGCGGGATGAGGCCATTGCCCATTCTGTCTGGATTAGCCGCTATGCGACGGGCGTGGCTAACCGGATGGTGAAGTTGCTTAACGAGACGGACTCAGAACTGTCTGCCCGTCTGCTGGATGCTCTGGATCGGCTCCCGGCTGATAGCTTCAGGGTTACACGTCTGGAAAGCTTGCTCGGCAGCGTACGCGAACTTAATCATCAGGCTGTCGCTTCGATGCAGTCCGGGCTGGAAGGCGAATTGCTGGCGCTTTCCAGGAACGAGGTCAGTTATCAGCTGAGCCTGTTCGATTCCCTTCTTCCCTCACAGGTGCTGGCACGCTACCCGCTACAGGGAATTAGCGCCGATATGGTTTATGCCGCGGCGATGGCTCAGCCATTTCAGGGGCGCCTGCTGAGTGAGTGGGCGGAGAATCTGGAATCGGACAGGCTGGCGCGGATCGTAAATGCTGTACGCCGTGGCTATCTTGCTGGCGACACGGTTGAAACCATCGCCCGAAGCGTGCGCGGCCATGCCAATAAAGACTATCGCGACGGAGCGCTCCAGATGAGCAGGGCAAACGCCGCAAGCATCGCTAAAACTGCCGTTAATCATCTGGCTGCCACCGCGCGCAACAGCTTCACCAGCGCCAACAGCGACATCGTGAAGGGTAAGCAGTGGCTGTCTACGCTGGATAATAAAACCAGCCACGACTGCATCATTCGCGACCTGCTGCGCTACACCCTGGATAATAAACCGGTCGGGCATAAGGTACCTTACCTGCAAGGACCCGGGAAAATTCATTTCTGCTGCCGTTCTACCGAAACCTTGATTCTGAAGTCGTGGCGCGAACTCGGTATCGATATCGATGAAATGGAGGATGGTACCCGCGCCAGCATGGACGGACAAGTACCGGCGAAAACCACGTATCTTGAATGGCTCGCGCGTCAGCCAGCTCAAAGGCAGGATCAGGTTCTGGGTGCCGAGCGTGGCCGTCTGTTCCGCGCGGGTGAAATCGACCTGGCTGATATGTTCACTGACAAAGGCGAGTGGATCAGCCTGGAACGTCTTAAGCAGCTATCAGGTCCTTGAACCTGGCAACTATCACTTTCTACACGCCCTGGCATCCGCCGGGGCTTTTTTATGGGCGAGGCCCGACAAAATCCCGAGGGGAAATTATGTTAATTCGAAACATGCTTCTGAAATATTACGCATCTGAAAGCGGCGGTGAGGGCAGTGGTGGTGGCGGTATCGAAATCACCCCCGAAATCCAGAAGCTGATTGATGAGCGTGTGACCAGTGAAGTTACAGGCCTGAAATCAAAAAACTCTGAGTTGCTGGGCACCATCAAGCAGCAAAAAGAAAACCTGTCACGTTTTGACGGTATCGACCCAGACGCTGTACGCGGCATTCTCCAGCGTTTTTCTGACGATGAAGAGGCGAAGCTTATCGCCGCCGGAAAAATTGACGAGGTGCTGGATAAGCGTACCGAGCGCCTGCGTGCTGACGTTGATAAGCAGATCAAAGCGGCAAACGAACGCGCGGAAAAAGCTGAAGCGTTCTCCAACAAATTCCGGGATCGGGTTCTCGGGGATGCAATCCGTGCAGCAGCCTCCAAAGCGGGCGCGCTGCCTGAAGCTTCTGACGATCTTATTCTGCGTGCCAAAGGCACATTCCAGCTCAACGACGAGGGCGAGGCCGTAGCAGTTGATGCAAATGGCGATGTTCTGTTCGGCAAAGACGGCAAAACCCCACTAAGCCCGCTTGAATGGGCGGAGTCTCTCAAGGAGACGGCTCCACATCTGTTCCCGCGCGCAGAAGGCACGGGCGCGGGTGTACACAAGCCAAACGGTGGTGGAAGCCTGAAACGTTCCGAAATGAGCGCCAGCGACAAAGCGGACTACATCCGCAAACACGGCCAGCAGGCCTTCCTCAAACTTCCGAAATAAGGGATTCAAACCATGGCAACGACTGTTAATTCCGACCTGGTTATTTATGACGATCTGGCGCAGACCGCGTTTCTTGAGCGTCGCCAGGACAACCTGGAAGTGTTCAACGCTTCCTCCAACGGTGCGATTTTGCTGGATAACGAACTGATTGAAGGTGATTTCCGCAAGCGAGCCTTCTACAAAGTGGGCGGTTCTATCGAATCGCGTGACACGAACTCCACCGATAAAGTGACCGGCAAGAAGATTGGCGCCGGTGAATCCGTATCCGTCAAAGCACCGTGGAAATATGGCCCGTATGAAACCACCGAAGAGGCATTCAAACGCCGCGGCCGCTCTGTCGACGAATTCTCCGAAGTGATCGGCGTTGATGTGGCAGATGCCACGCTGGAAGGCTACGTGAAATATGGTCTGAAAGCACTGACTGCGGCGATTGGTGCTAACACCGACATGGTCGTAACCGCCGACATTGCGACCGACGGTAAAAAGACCCTGACGCGTGGCCTGCGTAAATACGGCGACAAGTTTAACCGCGTGGCTCTGTTCGTGATGCACTCTGCGACCTACTTCGACATTGTTGATGAGGCGATTGCCAACAAAATCTACGAAGAAGCTGGCGTGGTGGTTTACGGCGGGCAGCCTGGCACGCTGGGTAAACCTGTGCTGGTAACCGACACCATGGACGCTGATGCGATCCTTGGGCTGGTGGCCGGCGCAGTGACTGTTACCGAGTCTCAGGCACCAGGCTTCCGTTCCTACGATATCAACGATCAGGAAAACCTTGCGATTGGCTATCGCGCTGAAGGTACCGTGAACGTTGAACTGCTGGGCTACAGCTGGGATACCGCCAAAGGTGATAATCCTGACCTGACCGCCATCGGTACCGCGGGCAACTGGAAGAAACACTTCACCAGTAACAAATCCACTGCGGGCGTTCTCATCAAACTGGAATCCGCGGTGGGGGAGTAACTCTGTCAGCGGATAAAACCTCCGCAACTGCTGACAGCACAGACGCGGTAACTGTTTCTCTTAAGTACACGCTGAATGGCTCCGGTGTATCCGGTAAAACCGTCGCGTGGACTTCCACAGGCGGCACGCTTAGCACGGCCAGTTCTCAAACCGGCTCTGCTGGTGGTGCAACGGTGAAACTCACATCAGACGTTGCTGGCACCTTCACGGTAACCGGCACGGTTGAAGGAGTGGCGAAAACCACTGATGAGATCACCTTCACTGCGCCTGCCGGAGAATAACGAATGGGGCGAAAGCCCCATAAACAGGATGATTCGATGATCAATACCGATATCACCTCTCCTGATGCCAACAGCTACGTCAGTGAAGAGGATCTTGCCTCATTTGCGGAAATACGCGGCATTGAACTGCCTGGCAAGCTCACACCTTTGCTGATTAAGGCAATGGATTACCTGGAGGGGCTGGACTGGGTAGGCTCAAAAGCTGACCCGAGACAGGCTCTGGCATGGCCACGCGTGAATGTCGTTCTGGATGAACATGATTTCCCGCCGGATGAAGTTCCACGGCAGGTTTTAACCGCGCAGTGCATGCTGGCGGTAGAGGCAATCGACGGAGATTTACTCTCCAGCGTGCGCGAAGCCGCTGTGAAAACTGAACGTGTGGAAGGTGCTGTCACCATGACCTATGCGGTCGCAGATGGTGAAGTTTTCACGCCGTCCTATCCTGCTGTCATGGCGCTGTTAGGCGACCTTGCTGGTGGTCGAGGTTTCGCCATCAATGCATTTGCAGAGAGGGTCTGATATGGCGATTGATTACCTACGTATGCAGGCCAGAACAACGCGCATGCTCAGGCAGAACGGAGCGTTATACAACGTCACCCGCAAGGGTTCAGTAACGGTTATCGGTGGAGTCGAGCATAAAACGGATGATGTTCAGTTCACTGCGATCGGCGTTAAAACGGAATACGCACCCGGCGAAATAGATGGAACGGTCATCGTTAACGGCGACGTGCAGATCGTTTTTACGGCAGAGCAGGAAATTAAAATCGGCGACGTAGTCGATATTGATGGCACAGCCCACCGGGTTATCAAACCCAACCCGGCAAAACCTGCCTCGCTGGTACTCTGCTACAAAGCGCAGTTGAGGGCATAGCATGGGAGAGAACACGGCATTCCTCGCTGAAATCACAGCATTCGTCAATAAGGCGAAAACGAATCAGGAAGCAGTGGTGCGCGCCGTCGGAATCAAAATTCTTAACCAGCTGGTGGTGATGTCCCCAGTGGGCAACCCGGAGTTGTGGGAAGTTAACCAGACAGCCGTTTCCTATAATCGCGCTGTTTACGACCATAACGAGGCGCAGCGGGCAAATCCCGACAACCTGACCAAAACCGGGCGACTGAAGAAAAAAGCCCGGGTGGTGGATGGGATGGATATCAAAGCACCGCCGGGGTATACGGGCGGACGCTTTCGCGGTAACTGGCAGGTATCGTTTGATGCTCCGACAACTGATGAAACGGGACGAATAGACAAGACCGGCGACCTGACAAAAGCAGCCGGGAACTACACGCTGTCACTGTTCAAAGTCGGGATGAAGGCCATTTATTTCTGCAACAACGTCCCGTATGCATACCCGCTTGAAATGGGGCATTCCACACAGGCACCGGGCGGAATGGTCCGTATAACCGCTGCTGAGTTTCAACGCTTCTTTGAGGAAGCTATCAAGGAGGTGTCCTGGTGATTCCTGATATTGCATCTGCACTGGCCGCCAGACTGGGTACCTGGGCCGATGCCGAGAGCATTTCAGTTGCATGGGAGAACGTGCCGTTTACACCTCCTGCTAACGACATATACCTGGCCGTACACGATATGCCCGTTACGCCGCGGACAATTGATCTCGGATTGCGCTGCCGGACTTATTCAGGCGTGTACCAGATCAATGTCGTGGCGCCAGCCGGCTTAGGCCGTACCTCAGTCGTTTCTCTGGCGGGCAGATTAGTGGAATTGTTCCCTGAGGGGCAGGAAATTGCAGGAAGTGACTTCACCTGCTGGATCACCAGCACGCCAGCAATTTTTCGCGGTATCCCGACAGCTGTTTCCTACACCATTCCCATCAGCCTGAACTACCGGGCCGACATCATTAACTGACCCCGTCAAAATCATCGGCCATTGTGCCGGTTTTCTAATTTCACAGGAGTAACCATTATGGGCTTCGCACTGCCTAACGGCGCTCATGTTTATCTGGCGTCGGGCTACGGCCCGGCCATTACTTTCACCGGCGCGACGAATGCTGAGCACGCGGTGATCACCGTCAGCTCCGCGGACGATATCGCGGTCGGTGATATCGTTCACGTGAACTGCAACTGGTCGGGTATTGATAACGTTATCGCGAAAATCGACGCGATTGCGGAGAATGCTGTCACTCTTCGCAACATCAATACCACCAACAAAAACAAATACGCGGCTGGCGGCGGTTCCGGCTCTATTCGCAAAATTGAAGAATGGACCGAACTGCCACAAATCACTGAGGTATCGAAATCCGGTGGTGATCAGAACACCACGCAGATTCAGTTCCTCAGCGATGACCGTCAGCGCAACCTGAATACCTATAAATCTGCCGTCTCTCAGACTTACTCGATCGCTCACGATTCAAGTCTCCCGGTATATCCGTTGCTGCGCCAGCTGGATGAAGACGAAGAGACTGTGGCGGCTTATATGTACGTTCCGAAGGCGAAGGAGAATCGTTACTGGGCGGCCACGGCATCTTTTGACGACACGCCGACCACGGCGGTGAACGAAGTCGAAACGGTAAGCGTCGTGCTGAACCTGCAATCGCCAGCAATGACGTTCTACAAAATCACAGGCGCCGCGGCATAAGCCAGGCATAACGATAGTCTAAGCCTCCTCCATGGAGGCTTTCTTTCACTAAGAGGCAACGATGGCGACTAAATTCACCCTTCAGCCCAAACCAACTTTTAAGGCCAACGTCTCGATCCCGCGCGCTGGCGATGAGGATGGCGTGCTGACATTCACATTCAATCACAAGCCACTCAAAGAACTGGCGGATCTGGAGAAAATGGAAGGCAAAACCGCCACTGATTTTCTGATGGAAATCATTGCTGGCTGGGCACTTCCCGATGCATTCAACGCGGAAAACCTGTCGGTGCTGCTGGAAAACTATCCGGCGGCAATGAAGGCAATCCCGGAAACCTACTACCGAGAGTTGATGGGGCAGCGCGAAAAAAACTGATAGCGGTTGCCTCTGCATTCTATACGCCTGAACCCACAGCGGCAGACCTGGCACCCTATGGGCTTACGCCGGATGACTATGACGATCAATACATCGACGTCTGGCCAGATGTATGGCCTTCATTCCTGGTGTTTCAGGCTGTCAGCACGCAGTGGCGCACGGGCATGGGAGGCGCATCAGGTCTTGATTACAACGTGCTGCCCTGGGTGATGCGCCTGCACAACGTCGACGACGAGGCAACCGCGCTTTCGGACATCCGAATCATGGAGTGCGCCGCACTAAAAGTTATGCATAAAGAGAGGGCGGAATGAGTAACGACATCGCCACGATTTCCCTGCGCGTAAATACCACTGAGCTGGAGCGTGGTAACCAGGCACTGGATCGCTTTCAGGAGACTGCGTCCGCCGCGGCAGGTAAAGCGGATGACCTGAACAGTACGTTCCGCACCGGGATCGACAACCAGAAAAAAAACAGCGAAAGCCTGAAACAGCAACGGCAGGAACTGCAAAACCTGCTGAATAAAATCAGCCCTGTTAACAAGGCGCTGGACGAGCTGGATACCATTCAGGAAAGCCTGTCTAAATTCCGGAACAAAGGTTTGGTGGGTGACGAGGATTTTACTCGTTACAACAGCGTGCTTGAGACGACCCGCGCGAAACTGGCGCAGGTCATGGAATCTGAAACAGCAGAGGGCCGAGCTCGCATTGAGCAGGCACAGGCAGCGCAACGGGCAACTGCCGCAGGCAAAACTTTTATCGACTCACTTGAGGACCAGGTTGCAGCTATCGGAAAAACCCGTGCAGAGTTACTCGAACTGAAGGCGGCCCAGCTTGGCGTGTCGGACCGCGCTGCGCCAATGATTGCCCGACTAAAAGAGCAGGAAGAGTCCTGGAAATCTGGAGCTATCAGTGCGGGGCAGTACCGTAATGCCATGCGTTACCTGCCAATGCAAATGACGGATATTGTGACCTCACTGGCCTCCGGTATGCCGGTTTATATGGTTGCTATCCAGCAGGGGGGGCAGCTGCGTGATTCCTTTGGTGGGGTGGGGAACGCGCTAAAAGCGATGTTATCCATGGTCACCCCGGCGCGTGTAGCGATTGGTGGTCTGGCCGGTGCAGTTCTCCTTGCCGCGAAGGCAGGATCTGATTACTTCACTGCCTATGACGAAATCAATAAAGCTATCATCCGCACCGGAAACATTGCCGGTACGTCAGCGCTACAGATTATGGCATCCTCCCAGTCAATCTCTGCTTCAACCGGGGCTACGGTGGGCACTGTCCAGAGTCTGATGACAGAGTTAGTTGGTATCGGCTCAATGTCTCAGCAACAGCTTGAGAAAGCTACCAAAGCGACGGCGCTGGCAGTTGAAACTGGCATTGTTTCGACTCAGGACATTACCAAGGCTTATAAGGATATTGAAAAGGATCCGGTTAAGGCTCTTCAGAACCTTAATGAGCAATTCAACTTTCTCACCGTTTCACAGCTTAAGCACATTGACGAGTTAGTTAAGCAGAAAGACCAGACCGCTGCCGTTACTCAAGCTATGGATTTGTTTGCCGACACGATGGCAGAGCGCGGAGAGCAGGCTTACGACTCGCTGACACCATTTGGCCGCCTGTGGCTTGATATCAAGGGATGGGCATCTGAGGCTATGCAGAGAATCGGTCAGTGGGTAGCTGAACTGGCATCAAACACGCTAAAGGAATTTAACGCAATTTATTACAGCGTCGCGATAGTTTTCCAGAAGCTGAACCAGATTATTTCTTCTTCTATCGCGGCTGCGATTAATCTCGTTCCTGACTGGGCGAAAACTGATACTTTGCAGGGATGGCAGGACTATAACGAACAAATGGCCGGCGCTTATGGTAACAGCGTGTCTCAGCTGAAAAAGGACTGGGACGCGGCTGACATTAGCGCAGGCAAGTACCTCGATACATCCCGCAAGATAAGCGCCGCGACCACTCAGAAGGATCGGGAAGCAGTCGCTTCGTTTGGCAAAAAAACGAAAACAGGAAAGCAGGGCACTGTATCTGCTGGCGACCGCAGTACTGACGCTGCTCAGACCGAATTGCTGGCGCTTCAGGCGCAGTTGCGTGCTCTTCAACAGCATAAAGGGCTGAACGACACTATCAGCCAGCAGCGCAAAGATCTGTGGACCACTGAGGCGAAATTTCAGGTGCTGGAAGAAGCCTCGCGTTCACGTTCCCTGACAAAGCAGGAACGATCCCTGCTGGCGAGTAAAGACCAGGTGCTTCAGTTGGCACGGCAGAAAGCCCTGTTAGGTGATCAGATTACCGAACAGGAACAGCTGAACAAGCGAATGGATACCTCGCAGAAATACGTCACGCAGATGACAGAGAAGCAGGCTGCTTTGGTCGGTGGAGCTGGAATGAGCGATCGGTTAGCTCAGCGTGAACTCGCGAAAAGTCAGCTTGCCGCAGGTTGGGTGAACGCCGGCGGTTCTCTGGAGGACGTTGGTTATCAGAAGCAGCTCAAAGCGGCGAATAATTACTATGCCGCAGAGGACAGGTTGCGTGGCGACTGGTTGACCGGCGCGAAAAAGGGCTGGGCTGAATTTGAGGACTCCGCAACCAATGTTTACTCACAAGTGCAGACAATTACCAGCAATGCATTCACCGGTATGGCCAGCACTCTTACAGACTTTTTTACCACTGGAAAAGCTAACTTCTCAGATTTCCTGACAACCTTTTTGAAAGGAACAGCCCAGATGCTGACACAGTTGGTGCTGGTTAACGGAATGAAGTCTGCGTTTGGGGGGACATCATTTGGTTCATTTTTCGGATTTTCTAGTGGCGGCGCAGTTCCGGAATTCGATACTGGCGGCTACACAGGGGATGGAGGAAAGTATCAGCCAAAAGGCGTGGTGCATGGTGGCGAATTCGTCTTCACCAAAGAGGCAACAAGTGCGCTGGGGGTTGGAAACCTCTATTCACTTATGCGAAGCGCACAGGGTTATGCAAATGGCGGTTATGTTGGCCACGCTCCGATGTATGGGCTTCAGTCATCATCGGCCGGTGGGGTAAGTATTCAAACGTCCGTAGTTGTTCAAAACCAAAATTCACAGCAGCAGACTTCTGCAAATAACGATGCTGTTTCTCGCGCTTACAAGCAGACTATTGATCAATCTGTTCGGGCAGGTATTGCGAAACAACTTCAGCCTGGTGGGCTCATCTGGAATGCAACAAAATCAAGATAAGAGACATGGTGTTTGTTTTATCACATTATTCATCATGTTAAGATGTTTCCGATTGCAATCAAAGGAAACTTAAAATGAAGAAGGTAGTGGCTTTAGCTCTTGGGGCTTTAATGTTGTCTGGCTGTACTGTTCGCGTTGCTGATATGACCGTTGGTAGTACTAAAAATTACAACCTGAACGCAGCTAAGTTTGAAAAAGGTCAACGTGTGACTGGTGAAGACAAAGCTCCAATTGTTATTTTCCCGCTGGGCATTCCAAGCGTTAAAACTGCAATGGATCGGGCTATTGAAAAAGACAAGTGTTCCGTAGGCCTAAGCGATGTTGTTATTTATCAATTAAACCACGCATTTCTGTTCGGCACATATGGTTACCGTGTTGAAGGCACGCAGATTATCGACAAGTCTCAGCTTGGTTGTGAAACCCGCTAATTTCCTTCTCATATTATCACAAGCCACCTTCGGGTGGCTTTTTTTATGGAGCAAACATGGCACTGGAAACGTTCACCTGGCGAACGCAGATACAGGCGGGAATGGAAGGAACGTTTAGCCATAAAACCCGCTCTGCAACCTTTGGCGATGGCTATGAGCAGATTGCAGGGGAAGGCATCAACCCTGAAAAGCAGTCATGGCCTGTAACCCTAACGGGCAAAAAAACGGACATGCTCCAGGCCCTTAAATTCTTTCGTTCTCACGTTATAAAGTCATTCATCTGGACATCGCCAGTTGGCGAAACTGGGCTCTACCGGATTGAGGCCGAATCAATCAAGTCACAGCCCTTATCCAGCAACGTTCTGACCATTTCCGCAACATTCAAACAGGCGTACGCACCATGATCACAGCAGACTATCAAAGCCTTGAGCCCGGTAATAAAGTCCGGCTTATCGAAGTTGATGGCTCTACGTTCGGCGTGGATGATGTACTGCGATTTCACGCATACAACCTCCCGCACACAGAAGAAGAAATCGCTGCCGCTGGTGGCGATGAATCAAAGCTGAAGGCGAAAAGTATCTGGTGGCAGGGGGAGGAATATGCCGCCTGGCCGTATCAAATAGAAGGGCTTGAAGCCTCCACAGACGGCAACAGTGCCCAGCCAACACTCACGGTTGCAGATATCGATAGCAAGATTACAGCGCTGTGCCTTGCTTATGACGATATGCTACAGGCGAAAGTCACTATCCATGACACTTATTCGCATTATCTCGATGCGAAGAACTTCCCAGCAGGTAACGCAACAGCTGATCCGCAACAGGTCAGAAAACGAGTTTTTTTCATTGATGGTAAAAGCAGCGAAATTCCGGGCGAAAGTATCGAATTCGTACTCGATAGCCCGATGTCGTTGCAGGGTAAGATGATCCCCACGCGCCAGCTTCATTCCCTGTGTACCTGGTGCATGCGCAATAAGTACCGAACCGGTGACGGTTGCGATTATGCCGGAACCAGATACTTCGATAACAATAATAATTCTGTCGATGATCCCTCGCTTGATGTCTGTAACGGCACGCTCACGGCGTGCAAACTTCGCTTCGGAGAGAATGAAGAACTGCCGTTTGGTGGTTTCCCGGGAACGTCTTTAATCAGGAGCTGATATGCGTCAGAAAACCATTGATGCGATTATGGCGCATGCAGCCGCTGAATATCCTCGTGAGTGCTGTGGTGTGGTGGCGCAGAAAAGTCGTGTTGAACGTTATTTCCCGTGCCGGAATCTTGCCGCGGCGCCGGAGGACAATTTTGTCCTCTGCCCGGAAGATTACGCAGCTGCTGAAGACTGGGGTACGGTGATCGCCATCGTTCACAGCCACCCTGACGCCACTACGCAGCCGAGCGAACTGGATAAAGCGCAATGCGACGCAACGCTTTTACCCTGGCATATCGTGAGCTGGCCCGAGGGGGATTTACGCACCATTCAGCCGCGCGGAGAGCTGCCACTGCTGGAGCGTCCGTTTGTGCTTGGTCACTTTGACTGCTGGGGGCTGGTAATGAGCTATTTCCGGCAAAAGCATGGTATCGAACTCCACGATTACCGGGTTGATTATCCCTGGTGGGAAAACGACTATCCGGACAACTTCTATCAGGATTGCTGGTACGAGTGCGGATTCCGTGAATTCGACGGGCCGCCGAAACCTGGCGATATGGTGATCATGCAGGTTCAGGCTGATAAGTGGAATCATGCGGGGATTCTGCTGGAAGGCAACATGCTACTGCATCACCTTTATGGGCATCTGAGCCAGCGCGTGCCTTATGGCGGTTACTGGATGGAAAGGACCATGAAAATTGTCAGACATAAAGCTTTATCAGGGTGTGGTTAAAATATAAGCGCCACAATCAGAGGGGGCGAAATACTACAGCAATCTTTTGGGGAGTGCATTGTATGAGGGACGTGTTTTTTGTGCAAAAAGTGCTATTTATGTCATTCTTGAAAGCTCAAGCAGGTTCATAGGCACCGCCTATCTCCCGAGAACGTGACAATAGTTTACTATTACCTGAGGGGTAACTTCTGCGAAAGTGCTGTTAACTTTCAAAGTGGCCACCGCGAACATCGTCAAACGTGCTTCTATCTTCAGACATAGGCTCATTGCTCAAATATGACGAAAGGTATTAAGATGAATGCGAGAACATGAATTTTATAGGGCTGAAGGCACCAATCTTCGGCCTTCCTAGTCAGAGGTGCTCCAAGGAAACTGGGAGGACGTTATGCATACGAATGAAAAAGACAAGAAAAAGATGCCACTTTTCGATACCTTCAAAACATCAGCGGTTGTAGGTTTGCTTATGCAGCAAATCTCTGCTGTTCCATGCATTGAAGGGCATCAAATCCCAGAAATGCCATATAGCTATCATCTTAATAGCGAAACGAATAATCAGATTCGAGGTCTGATGATGGACGAGTCCATCAACTATATCAAAGACCTCACTGCTTTGCTTAATCGCGCTTATAGGGTTTTATTGAACTCTAACGATGCACAGCGCGCATCAACTATTGCAACGTTAGATCCTGTCCAAACGGACCTTGTAGAGCTTCAGTTGAGAGGGCTCGAGGGCGCAATAAAGAATGTCTATGCGAGATGTTCTGAAGAGCAAATGGCTCTTGTTAAACCAGCTTTTTTTGCAACGGCACAAGCCAGGGCATCTGCAACGAAACTAAACAATCTCATTAATCAGATGACAAAAACTGTCGATATTGTCGAAAGCAACATTGATATGAAAGGAATTAGAGCTCTTGCAAAGCATGGTTCTGAAGTGTTTTTATCTGGCAATTTTCACTGAGGTGTAATTTGCACGTTACTGTTGAATGGAATCGCGATAGTTACGATTACTACCTAGAACCAGTGTTCGTGCAATTCCCAGCTTTAGAGGCTGCTATTCTTGAGGACTTTAAATCCTACAAGGAGACTGGCAAGCTGCCTGACTATTTCGGTAGAGATACTGCCTATGACAGGCCAGATGACATTCAGGATTCTGGCCTTTGGCATATACACCTATCTTTAGGCGATGATAAATTCAAAGCACAGGCCTGCGATAAGCAAGATCAGAAAACGATTCAATGGAATCGAACATCAGACACAGCCTTAGTTTATGCGCGAGGGGTGATAGACGAGAACAGCTACTCATTGATTGCTGTGTTCACGCCACCTGCGCATAATAAAGCTCAAAATTATGATCGAATGAGGATTCTCGCGGGCTATGCAAGGTCATTTTCGCATCAAATTTAATCCTCAGATGTTTGAGTTGTGCTAAGCCAAAAACTAAACATATAAACCCAGCTACGGCTGGGTTTTTTATGGAGTAATTATGACCACTTCACTCAATGTAGAACCCATCCGAACCATAAGATTGTATGGTGTTCTTGGTGCCACCTTCGGGCGTGAATACCGTTTATCAGTAGCTTCACCAAAAGAGGCCATCCGAGCCCTGAGCGTTATCGTGCCTGGTTTTGAGCGTTTCCTGAATACCAGTAAGCAACGAGGTTTAACTTATGCGGTATTCAGTGGGAAACGAAACCTCTTAAACGATGAGCTCAGTATGGACAGGAGCACAGAGGAAATCCGCATCGCGCCGGTGATCATTGGCAGTAAGCGAGCCGGGGTGTTTCAGACAATCCTCGGGGTTGCCCTTGTCGCTGTTGCTGCGTTCGTCACGGGAGGGGCCGCGATAGGGATTGGTGGTACCGCTTTTGCTGGTGGATGGGGAGCCGTGGCGGGGATTGGGGCATCAATGGCGATCGGCGGCGTAGTCCAGATGCTTTCTCCACAGACTACCGGGCTAGCCAGCAAGCAATCAGCAGATAACCGCGCCAGCTATGCATTTGGTGGCGTGACGAACACAACCTCTCAGGGAAACCCTGTCCCCATTCTCTATGGTAAACGGCGAATCGGCGGCGCTGTTGCCTCTGCCGGGATTTACGTAGAAGACCAGCAATAACAAATATTTGTCAATCAGGCCACCTTCGGGTGGCTTTTTTTATGGGCGCGATATGGCTAAAACAATTACCGGACGTAAAGGCGGCAGCTCGAGTTCCCGCACTCCCGTCGAGCAGCCCGATGATCTCCAGTCCGTTGCGAAAGCGAAAATCCTGATGGTTCTCGGTGAAGGGGAGTTTGCTGGTGGGCTGACCGCGAAGGATATCTATCTTGACGGCACACCTTTACAAAATGCTGATGGTTCCGAGAACTTCAGCGGTGTCGTGTGGGAGTTTCGGCCAGGGACGCAGGCTCAGGATTACATTCAGGGGATACCTGGCACAGAAAATGAAATCAGCGTAGGTACCGAAGTATCCAGCGAAACAGCCTGGACGCATACCTTCACCAATACGCAGCTTTCGGCGGTTCGCCTGCGCCTGAAGTGGCCATCTCTTTTCAAACAGCAGGATAACGGGGATTTGGTTGGGTACTCCATCAACTATGTGGTGGAGCTTCAAACGAATGGTGGTAGCTGGCAAAAGGTCCTTGATACCAATGTGACCGGGAAAACCACATCCGGTTATGAACGCAGCCATCGCATCGATTTACCGAAAGCTGGCAGCACCTGGACCATCAGACTGCGCAAAATTACCGCTGACGCAAACAGTGCCAAAATTGGCGACACGATGACGCTCCAAAGTTATACAGAGGTCATCGATGCCAAACTGCGCTATCCAAACACAGCTCTGTTGTACATCGAGTTTGATTCCAGCCAGTTTAATGGCTCTATTCCTCAAATTGCCTGTGAACCACGTGGACGTGTCATCCGCGTACCGGATACTTACGATCCGGAAACAAGAACTTATAGCGGTACGTGGCTTGGGACATTCAAATGGGCCTGGACCAATAACCCTGCATGGATTTTCTACGACCTGGTGGTTAGCGACCGTTTCGGGCTTGGGGATCGTCTCACAACAGCGAACATAGACAAATGGACACTTTACCAGGTTGCACAGTATTGTGATCAGATGGTGCCGGATGGCAAAGGCGGAAGTGGTACCGAACCGCGTTATGCATGCAATGTGTACATTCAGGAACGCAACGACGCTTATACTGTCCTGCGTGATTTCGCTGCTATATTCCGCGGGATGACCTACTGGGGCGACGACAAGATTGTTGCGTTGGCGGACATGCCGAGGGATGTTGATTTTACTTACACGCATGCGAACGTTATCGATGGCCGGTTTACCTATTCCAGCAGCACCACAAAGAACCGTTACACCAATGCGCTGGTGTCCTGGTCTGATCCTGATAACGCTTATTCTGATGCGATGGAGCCTGTTTTTGAGCAGGCGCTGGTTGCGCGTTATGGGTTTAATCAACTTGAGATAACTGCGATCGGTTGTACCCGTCAGTCTGAAGCGAATCGGAAAGGGCGATGGGGGATCCTCACCAACAATAAAGATCGCGTTGTTACTTTCAATGTAGGGGAAGATGGCAACATTCTACAGCCTGGCTATGTAATTGCTGTAGCGGACCGAAATCTCTCCGGGCGCGAACTGGGCGGCCGTATCTCTGCGGTAAATGGTCGCGTGCTCACGCTGGACAGGGCGCCGGATGCTTCGGCAGCCGACAGGATGATTGTCAATCTTCCATCGGGTGTTTCTCAGTCACGCACCATTCAGTCGATTACGGGCAATAAAGTGACCGTTACGACCGCTTACAGCGAAACGCCTGTGGCTGAGGCCGTATGGGTCATTGAGTCTGATGAGCTCTACGCACAGCAGTATCGCGTTATTACGGTAACTGATAATAATGACGGCACGTTCACAATCGTCGGTGCAAATCACGATCCGGATAAATTCGATCGCATTGATACCGGAGCCATCATTGACCAGCGGCCGGTGAGCGTGATCCCGCCGGGCAACCAGTCGCCGCCTGCGAACATCGTAATCAGCTCGTTTTCTGTGGTGCAGCAAAATATCAGCGTCGAAACGATGCGCGTGAGCTGGGACCAGGTGCAGAACGCTATCGCCTATGAAGCGCAATGGCGCCGCAACGACGGGAACTGGGTTAACGTGCCGCGCAGCTCCACCACGTCATTCGACGTCCCGGGGATTTATGCCGGGCGCTATCTGGTGCGCGTGCGCGCAATCAATGCCGCAGAAATTTCATCCGGATGGGGCTATTCCGAAGAGAAAACGCTGACCGGTAAAGTGGGCAATCCGCCGAAACCGGTCGGCTTCATCGCTTCCGATAATATGGTATTCGGTATCGAGCTGATCTGGGGATTCCCGGCGAATACCGACGACACGCTGAAGACGGAAATTCAGTACAGCCTGACCGGTACCGAAGACGATGCGATGCTGCTGGCAGATGTACCCTATCCGCAGCGCAAGTATCAGCAGATGGGCCTTAAGGCAGGGCAAATTTTCTGGTATCGCGCGCAGCTGGTGGACCGCAGCGGAAACGAATCAGGGTATACAGACTTTGTGCGCGGACAGGCCAGCATTGATGTATCCGATATCACCGATGCCATTCTGGAGGACATGAAAGGCTCCGATACGTTCAAAGACCTGATCGAGAACGCGGTGGACAGCAATGAAAAAATTGCTGGCATGGCTAACGATATCAAACAGGCCAATGACGAACTGGCGCAACAGGCGCAGGAAATAGCAAAAAACGCCCAGGATATCGGGAAGGTCCAGACCAGCGTTACAAACCTGTCGAGCACGGTCGGAGATGTGTCTTCTTCTCTGAGCAAGCTTGAGCAGACAGTGGCGACGGCTGATACCGCGCTGGGCCAGCGCATCGATAACATCAGCGTGTCTGTGGACGGTATGACGGGAGGAGTGAAGAACTCCGCCATCGCGATTATTCAGGGCAATCTGGCGCAGGTGGCCGCGCGCAAAACGCTGTCGGCATCGGTCGCCGGTAACAGCGCGCAGCTGGATCGCATTGATGAGGTGATCGTCAACGAGAAGGAGGCAACGGCGCGTTCGCTGCTAAGTTTGCAGACTGACGTGAACGGCAACAAGGCATCCATCAACAGCCTGAACCAGACGTTCTCCGATTATCAGCAGGCCACCGCCACGCAGATAAACGGCATCACGGCGACCATCAACGGGCACACTTCAGCGATCACCACCAACGCGCAGGCCATTGCGAACGTCAACGGCGACCTGAAGGCGATGTACAGCATTAAGGTCGGGTTATCCAGCAATGGTCAGCTTTACGCGGCAGGGATGGGGATCGGCGTGGAGAATACGCCGTCCGGCATGCAGTCGCAGGTTATCTTC